CTTCATTTTCAAAAGTTTGATCTACTTCTTTAATATTTTCTTTTACAACATCTTGTGCAAGTTTAAAACCTCTAAAATCATACATAGCTTTATTAGTTTGATAATCTAATTCGCTTCTAGTGATTGTTTTGTTACCTCTTTTTAAAGTAACCATTGTTTCATTTGATAATACTAATTTTACCATTTTTATCTCCTATTAGTTAATTGCGAGGGCTATTTCTAGCCCCCACAAAGTAAGCAATTATTATGCTTGGATAGATGAATCGTAATGTAATTCTACACCATATGAGTCATGGATTTCTCCAACACCATATACTGATGTAGCAACGATTTCGTCTGCTCTTAGAGAAGCATCTCTTTGAGTTTCGATTTTAACATCTTGCATCATTGCAATTGCTAATGCGTCTTTATGGAACGCAGCACCTTTGTAATCTCCAGCTGTTCCTGTATTCGCCATATTTGAAGTTTCAAATACATTCATACCAGCTATTTTACCAATGTGTCCTGATCTTAATGCTTCGTTAGATAATTCAGTATCTAAACCAGCAAAAGTATTAGTAAAACCAGATTTAAGGTCATAAGCAATTTTAGGGTGTAGTACAACTTGACAGCCATCAGTAGGTAATGCGTTTTCTTTCAAAGTTGAAAGAGCATTAAATAATACTGCTGGAGTTATAGCCGCTGAACCATCTCCTAATGCAACACTAAAGCCATTAAACAATGCAGTTAAATCTGTATCTTGTTTTCTTGCTAGTGCTTCTCCAAATAACTTACCAACATCTGCTGCAACATTTCTTGGTGCAGAGTTTCTTGCTAGGTCAGTTAGAGTAGTCATAACACCAACTTCAGAAGCTGTAATAGTTACTGAACTTGGGTTGATTGCTGTGTTTGCTAGATCAGTTGCTTCAGCTACTGCTGCTGCACTTACTGCTGCATAGACAGGAACTTCTACTGCTTTTCCACCACCAGAGATCGCATAGTTTTTAACTAAGTTTCTCATAATGGATTTTTCAGATGCTACAAATTGAGCTTCTGCTACTATCTCTGTGTATAGTTCCGATAGTGTAGAACTTGTGCTTTCGTTAGCCATGATATTATCCTATTATTATTATTTGTTTAAGTTAATCTCAACAGCACCTGAATCTCGTTTCTTCCTATATTCTTGATAGGCTTTACGATCTTCTGGCTTTGTTAAGTCCAAGTCCTGTAGATTAAAGGGTTTTACAGTTTTACCACCGATAGCACTCTGGCTTCCTGAACCAGACAACGACCCTTGACGGAAATGTGGGTTGCTATCTAAGAACTCTTTTACTCTATCTTCGATTGTCAAAAGTTCTCCTTTTGCGTTATATCGTACATTAGAATTATTATCAACTACTTCTATTCTTCCATCATCATTATATTTTACTTCATCTTTTAATAAAGCAACTACTTGTGCTGGACTAATAGCTTTGTTTGAAGAAGCAACAGATAAAATAGAATTATCAACTTTTTCTTTTTTGATTTGGTTTTTGTATCTATTTAATTCTTGTTCCTTTTCAGATAATCTATCTTGCATAATCTTTTCAAGGTCTTGTTTAGTTTTAGCTTCTTCTAATTGTTTTTGTTTTAGAATTTCAGCTTTTTGATTTTCTTCTTCTTGAAGTTTCTTTTCGTATTTTCTTCTTTCAGCTTCAAGTCTTGATGAGATAACTTTATCAAGTTGTTCTTGAGTAAATTTCATCTCTTTTACTTCTTGTGATGTTTGTGCTGTTTGTGTTTCTGTTTTTACTTCAGTATTGTTTTCTTCTTGTTCAGTTATCGGTTGAACAACCTCGTTTTCTTGCGTCATGTAAGACTCCTTGTTTGTTTATATTATTAGTTCTCCAGCTTCGTCATACCAATCAGGATTGACATAACTCCATTGGTGTCTGCAATTATAACCCCCACGAACTATTAGAGGATTACCAGACTTCTTACCCTTCCAACTTCTACTATTCCAAAGTGCGTTCACTTCATCAATGGTAAAAAGTCCACCTTGTCGTTTGTTATATACTCCATTAATTACATTTCTGCAAATCTCTCTAGTTGTTGGAATTACATCTCCATAGTATTTGACATAAGTTAAACCAGCATCTTGCGACTTGTTAAGGTTTAAGGTTGCGTCAAAATCTCTTAAAGAATCATTTAAAATCTGTCCAGCATATCGTTTCATGTTCTCTCCAGCACGATCTCTAGCAAATTTAGATTGTAATGTTTGAACAGACTTATCAACTTTAGCTTGAATTGTAGCATTGTCTGAATTTTGATTTCTTTTAATATAAGTTACTAATCTTTGAATTTCAGGGTCATCAGAACTAGCATATATTCCATTAATAGTTTGTCTAAGTTCTTTTTCTAATACTGTAAAATCTGAACCAACTAATGTATTTTGATAAACCTTTTCTGATAACTTTCTTGTAAATGTATTTGATACGTCTTTAAACTGTGTGAAGTATTGTTGTTTTAAATTTTGGATTAGTGCTTTATCGCCTTTGGTTAATTCTTGAAACTCAATAGGTATATTACCAATACGTTTAAATGCTTTTTCAATTCTTTTAGCTTGTTTATTAAAACCCTCTCTAACAACTGTATCTGACCATGCTAAATATTCTCTTTCAAGAATAGCTTTTATCTGTGGCCTGATAGCAATAGCTGATTGTAGTTCTATTAACTTGCCATCTGTTGTAGGTAATCTTCCAGCAAGTGAAACTACTTCTGCTTCTATCTTGTCTAATGTTTTAATTAAGGTTTCGTAATATTTAGCTTCTGCAAGTTCTATTTGCTTAATACGATATTCAGTTGCATCTTTGATTATATCTGACATTCATTAAATTTGTTCTTCTTCTACTTCTTGATCTTCTTCTACTACTTCGTCTTGTGTAAATTCTCCAACTTCTGAATTACTATCTATCTCATCAAATATATCATTTAGTTTTTCATCATCATCAACTACTGCTCTAGCTATTTCTTTGTCTATCTCTTTCATTAATGTAGGAGATTGAACATTGATTGCTTTTGCTTGTTGGTAGAACATAAGATCAGTTGCGTAATCTCTAATATTAAATGTATCTGGGTAATTAATCTCGCCATCAAATTTAGTGTTTTGGAACATAGCATATAGATTAAATAATTGTTCTTCTGCGATTTGTAAGTTGTCAGCTTTTTCAGATAGTCTAGCATTAAGTAATTCAAATTCAGTTTGTAATGCAACACCTGAACTAATCCCTGTCTTTGTAGTTCTAATAGCACCTGTGTGTGCAATTCTATTTATAGATTCAACTTTGTTGTTAATTGAATCCATTATTGATTGTAAGCTAGAACCTGATGGTTGTAATAAATAAGGTTTTAAGTTTGGCTCTAATTCATCAGGCATTTCTATAACTGCACCAGCACCAGCACTTGCATTAACACTTGGAGTCTTAACTAAAGATGGGTGGTTAGTTAATCTAATTAATTGTTCCATTTCAGAGTATTCATTGTAAATAGATTTTTGTAGATCAGCTATATCAGTTAAATCTGATTGACCAATTCCTCTTTTGTGTGATTTAGAATTATATAAAATAACTGCTGGTATTTTGCCAATGGTATTAGGAACACTATCTACTAATTTAGGTTCTTCTCTTTCTGGCATATACAAAGTATCAATTCTATCTAAGTACCAAACTCTCATGTAAGTACCACCCTCTCTATCAACTTCTTCTCTAATCTTTAAATAGTTTAGTTCGTATTTACCATTAGGTTGTCTAACATAGTTCCAATCTAAAACATTTTCAGAAGTAACGATTGATAAGTAAGGTCTGATGTCTTGGTCTAATTCTTCTGCTGCTGTATTAGTTTGAACATTAGGCTTATCTAAAATCATAAAACATTGACCATAGATTGAAGCATAGTTTTGTGCTTGTTTAATTACTGCGTTTAAATTGTTACCCTCTAGGTCTGCATCTTTTAAGAATGATTCTAAACTAGCTTCATCTTGTAAAGAACCAAAATCTCTACTTGGTCTAACTCTAAATAAAAATGATGAGTATATTTGAATGATGTTTTTACAATGGTTATCGCATGGAGTGTTTGCAAGTCTTTGATTGAACTCGTTATCTAATTCTAAATTATATCTCGATAGATATTGGCCTGTCATATAATCATAACCACCATTATAAGATCGAATATAGTATTCCCAATTATTAATTGTTTCTGCGTAATCTTTGTGGGTTTCGATTGCTTGATCTCTAGTGTATGCCATAATTTATTTCATTGTCCATCTTGTAGGAGGGTTAAATCTTGTCTGAGTAGTTAATGGCTTTAAATAATCAATCATATAACCAAGTGCGTCATTCATATGATCGAAGCCATCTTCCTTATCAGGAATATTTGTATTCTCCTTGTATATTTGTCTTTGTAAACCTTTTATCAATGTTTTGCAAGAATGTGAAACAAAAATATGTCTTTCTCCATTAGAATCTTTTAGCTTACTATTCACAGCATTGACCCTATCTCTAATAGCTGGGTGTTTATGTTTAACTTTAACTTTAAAACCAGCATTCTGTAATATGCTTAAATCAGTTCTACCACCAGCAGAAGTTTTTCTTTGTTTAGAAGCTGGGTCAGGATATATGATTATTGGAATCTTTGTGCCATATCTATCTCTTAATTCTTGCACCATTTCATCTGTATTACTTCCATAAATAATAACTTCATCAAGAAAGTATATTTTATCTTTCTCTAATTGTGCAACACAAGCTGACATTGGGTCTACGTTAAAGTCCATACCAATATGTAAAGGTTTCTCCCAATCAATCTTTTTTTTAACTACATTCTCAACAGGGTGGAAATTATAATAAACAGAACCAGCATAATTCTCAAATGTACCCTCAAACTCTTGTCTAAAAGTTCTAATATCAATATCTTGTTTAGCCTGTTCTATTTCATCTGCTGACACCATACCACCCTCAATAGTAGTATATTGGTAGCTATCCCATTCATTATCTTGCTTCCCTTTTAAATACATTTCATAAGACCAGTTACCATAGCCTTTTGGTGTACCACACATAAGAACTTTCCCTAAAGTATCAGCAACAGAAGCACGTAATACTTCAAACCATGCTCGTTTATCTATGTCAGCAAACTCATCTAAAATTAAAAAGTCTAATCCACTACCTCTTAATGAGTCATAATTATCAGCACCCTTTAATGAGATTGTACTATTGGATTGTCTTATTGTGATAGTCATGCTTGTTTCGTTTATATCTTCTATCCAGTTAAACTGATTAAGCATTTCTTTTAGATTAGCCCATACGATTTCTTTAGCCATCTTAAAGGTAGGTGCAACATACCATATCTTTTGTTTAGGCTTTGTTGCGTACTTCATCATCTCGGTAATACATAGATAAGTTTTACCAAATCTTCGACCACTTATAAGAACTCTAAACCTTGCTTGACTAGATGATACTTTAAGTTGGGGTTTTGTCAGAGATATTTTCATTACAGAAATAAGTGATATAGAGTTTATCCTTATTTATTTTTTCTTCCTGTTTTTGTGCATATTCAATAGTTAATTGACTTCCAGCTATAACACATTCAGACCATTTATTAAATTGATGATCTATGGTCATAGTAGTATTACAAAAGCCTGTAATTGCAGAGCAGATACTAAAGGCTAATATATAGTGCATTATTGAAGTGGGTTTTTATTGTTTTCTTTAATCTCTAATATTTCTAGTTTTAATACTTCAATTTCTTTTTGCATTATAGCAATCTCTTTATCTTGATCTATTATTGCAAATCCATTTGTTTCTATTCCTGATAAATCAGGTGCAGTTGCATTTGATAATTGTTCTATTGTAGATTCCATCTTAGCAAACTTTGTAAATCCAGCACCAATAGATGCTATAAGACCTAATATTACAACTATGTTTGTAAGATTATCTTGTATTTTTTTAATCATTTTTTAACTCCTGTAATTCTAAAAGTAATATTCTTTTGTTATACTTTATTTCGTTTAATTTTTTAATCTTAATCTCCATTATATCATTAGCAGTATATTCTACCAAATCAACATTAGTATATATAGACCTATTATCAAATATCTCGATCTGATTCAAATAAATATCTTTAGGTTTATAAAATTCGTTATTATTATAAACAGATAATGATGCTTGGTCATTCTGCATAGCATCTAATTTTATGATATTTTTAATCTGTAAATTCTTGGCATTATCTTTTATCTGTTCATCTACTTTTGCCATAATCTTGTCTATTTTAGGTTTCTTTGTTTTCTTCTTTGCTACTTTTGTTTTAATCTCTTTTTCAGGTGCTTCTTCAGTAGATTCTTCGACCATTTCTTCCTCTTGTATTTCTTCTTCTTTTTCCTCAACAGCTTCTTCAGGCATTTCTTCAATTATCTCTGCTGTCATTTCCTCTTTAGCTTCTTCCATAATTTCTTCGGTAATTATTTCTTCTTCTGGCTTTTCCTCAATCATAGTTTCTTCCATAACCTCTGGTTTTTCCTCTATGATTTCTAATTCTTTTTCTGGCATAGATACAATCTGAATAGATTCTTCTACTTCAAATATTTCTTCTATTTTAGGTTCTTCTTTAATTTCAAATGTAAATTCTTCTTCAATTTTAATATTTTCTTCTGGTTCAAAATCAGTAAATAAATTTATTAATTCTTGTTCTACAGTTTCATTAATATCAGGAACATAAGTATAATTAACAATTATACTAGGTTCTTTAAGATCAGCCCCATAATGTCCTGTAGTATTAGGCACAGAAAAATCATATCTTAAAACAACATCATAATCTTGTACTGTATTATTTCCAAATATCATTGTATCGGTCATATCTTCGTAAGCACAACCATTAAATGTATCACAAGTTCCTGAGATAGTCCTATTCTGTGTTGTAAGATTTCCATTATCATCTGTTACTTTGATAGATTGTGTAACAGATTGTGAATTGCTATTCCAAAACCATATTTTAGATGAGCCTGTTATTTCAAAGCCATTGTTTAATGAGTTTTTATTTACATTAGAATCATTCAAAGAAACACTATCTGATTCTATATATTCATTATTAACTCCAGCGATAACTCCACTACCATGTGTAGTATCTATGTTTGTTCCTGACCAACCACTTGTAAAATCTTGTGAAACTAAATTACTTGTTGTTTCTGCTTTTGAAGTTGTAAGGGTTAATATCATCAACAAAACGATTGATACGATATACTGCATATGCCATAACTCCTATAAAAATTACTAACCAAATCATTTTGTATTAGTCCAATTAACTGGTTTTTTCTTTGGTAAAATTATTTGTTCTTTTTCTAATTTTGCATCTATCTTTTCTCTTTTCTTAATTCGTTTTACATAAGTTTCATAATCTGGTCTTTCATGGTCATACTTATTCCATAATGCTAAGGCATCTTTTCCAATCTTGCCATCTATCGGACAAGGTGTTCCAGCATTAATCATAGCTTCAAAGACTCTTTCGTCTTGGCATAATAAAGCAACAGAGCCTACTTTCATTCCAAAGTCATATAATACTTTAGCTAATTTAATTCTTTCACAGTTCATATCTCTATTAGTCTTACCACCTGAAAAACCTGTGCCAAATGTTTGAATACCTACTGATACTCCTGTTGCACAAACGTCTTGCGATTGAGCAGAGAATGATGGTGCAGAAGCTGTTGGTGGTGCTGATTTAATATTAGAATGATTAGTAGAGTTTGATGTAGTATTTGATGATGAGCCTGATTGGTAAGTCGTTGTTGCATTTGATGTATAACCACCATCAATCATAGTGTTTGAGCCTGATGTATTATTTTGCGTTTCATCAGGATATGCTGGTTCTAACAAAGTTAGAAGAAACATAAGAATAATTAAAACTCCTGTAAAATAATAGTTCATATTGTTTATCCTCATTTAGCAACTTTACCTTTGTTAATACCTTTTTTAATAACATATTGTTGAGTACCATTAGCACCTGATTCTACTTCTTTTTTAAGAAATTGAAATAGTTTCATTTCTTTTAGTTTCTTTTCAGTATGTTTTTTAAACGATTCTATTACTTTGTTATCTCTCATTTCTTTTTCCTTTTTTTAGGTGCATCTGAAATAAACTTATCAAAGAAGTTATCTAGCATCTCAAAGAATCTATATAAAAATCTATCAATCATATCTTGAATCCTTTTTTCCATGATTGTATTGCCCAATATGCTGGACTTAAATTCTTCTGGCCTTTTACTTTAGCTAATATGGGTCTGAATCTAGCAAAGAAACTCTTTTGCCTAGCTGGAATATTCTTCTTGATAGACATAGTTTTAGAGCCAAAATTAACTTTCTTAACTCTACCTGTACTTCTATCTTTTACGAATACCTTAAACTTCTTAACATCTCCACGCATGGGTTTGTTAAGTTTTACAGTTCTGTTTTTATATTTAGCCATGTGGCATAAATATCACAAAACTATCTTTGAAAGAACCTTTTTCTCCAATCGTGGCAAACATAAGTATCTTTAACACCTTTACTTCCCCACCTACCACAGAAGCTACGTCTATTAGAATATAAACCACAGTTCCCACAGGCCTCTTTAGTCAAACTCTTTTTAAATGATTGAGGTAATGAATAATCTATTATCTCTCCATTCGGATAAAAATTACTTCTTTTTATTTCCATTTATTAACTCCACTATTTTATTAAGTTTTCTTAATGCCATATCTCTTTGTATTTTAACTTGTTCTAATTCTTCTTTGAGTCTTAATTTTTCTTCTCTTAATTTAAGAAAAGTATTCTCTCCTATATTCATATTATCTCCCTTGTCCTTTATACCTTGTTTGTTTTTGTTGTCGTTTTTCTTGTTTGTTTTTATTCTTCTTATGTTTCCCAGCACCTCTTTTAGCTGGTTTATCTCTTGGAATAAAGTGTGTAAATTTTTGTTTAGCCATCTATATCTTCTGCTTTAGCTTCTATGATTAATGGTAATGGTTCAACAGTAGATGTAGTGTGAACTCTATCTTGCATACCAAGTTCTTGTTTAGATAACCAAATAAGTAGTTTATCGTTACCTTGTCCTCTCATAGCTTTAGACCATAATTTTTTTCTAAGTGAACTTCTACCAATGTTTTTATTATCCTGTATTAGATCGGCATATCGTCTTTGTAGTGTTCTAGCAGATATTCCAACAACAGCACCTATTTCTTCTTGTGTGCAACCTATCTGACTAAGTTTTGCAATAACATCTTCATCTAGGTCTTTCTTGGGTCGTCCTATAGATTGTGTCTTAATTGTGTCATTTGTCTTATTTATGTCGTTTTTCATTTCCATATTATTTTAGTAATTTTGTGAGTAATGTCCATAGTTTAGGGTTCTGTCTAAAGACTTTCTCATAGCCATCTCCAATAGCCTGTGCAATAGGTTCTTCTCCTCGTTTATTAACATTTATATCAGCTAGATTAATTATAATATGAAATAACTCGTGCATTATTGTATTGAATAGCTTTAATCCTTTTACTCTCTTATCAATCACAAGTAAGTTTTTATTGGGTTCATAATAAGCATACATCTGTTCTAGGATTTCAAATCTAACTTTAATCTTTTTTTTCCCATATGAAATATGTTCTAATTGTGGCATTAATGTTTAACATTGTCGTCAGATTGTATTACTGCTCGTAAGTATTCAATTTGTAATTTAAGTTGCTTATTTTCTATACTTAAAGCAATTATACGTTTTCTGCAATATTTAAAAATTTGAAGTATTGCTCTCATTAATAGTCTTTCAAAGGTTCATCTTTAAATTTATGTTTCAAATACTTCTTATTGTCTTTTCGGAGTATAACGTAATGACCCTCATCTCCTATTTTTTCATAATCTTCCTTGCTAGACTTTTTAACAACAGTATTTAGTATTTGTTTATTAGTTACTTGTTTATTAGTATGAGGCGATAGGTGGTCGTGAGGTGGTTGCGTTTCATCTAGGTACTGAAATTTGTCGTAGTTTATAACACTTATTATCGTTATTTTTCGGCTAGGGTGGTTGTTGGTGGGCTGTAGGTGGTGCAAACGAGTGGTAATCATACCTCGTCTTTTCAACCTTAAGATTAAAGTTCTCATTTCAGAATAGCTTATTCCCCAAATCGTTGAGTTCTTTCTCAATGGAAATATTAACTCTGCTCTTTTAACAAATATTGGATTATCTAAAAATCTTAGAGTCTTATCCTGATGACTAGCAGAACTAATCATATAAAGCCAAATACTAGATTGAATTAAATTCTTAAAGACTTTGTGTTTCCATACATCTCGATAAACTATGAAATATCCTGATTTTCTACTTTGCATTCTTACTCTCTTTCTCTATCATCTCGATTAATTGTTTTTTTGTATATCTGTTTAACATAGTCTTAATTATGTTTTTGGTCTTTTTTTGTTTCTCGTATTCTCTTGCTCTATTGTTAGATATTACTTCAAAGTGTTCATCTCTCATTTCGGCCATTATATCTCTCCCTTATGTTTGTTGTAAAAATTAAATAAGTCGTTTGCTTGTTCCATTTCTGCTACTCTTTTTTTTACTTCCTGTAATATGTTAGTTTCTTTTCCATACATATCTTCAAACTGTTGCTTACAGTTATGAATACTAAATTGTCCTTGATGATGGTCATAGCAAAGTGGAATGGTATCGTAGTGGCTTGATCTTCTGCCTATTCCTAGCCCAATGGGACGTATGTGATGCACATTAGCTGGTCTTTGACATACCCAACACCCTAAACTGGCAACCTTGCTCATATGCTCTCTCTCGGCTTTTGTAGGTGGTTTTTTCATATTAGCAATCCTTGTGTTTGAATATCAGTATCAGTTAAATAATTCTTATTATTAAATTTAGGATATTTTGATATTGGGTATTTTAATTTATTGATAAGTGTTTTTTTATCTTTTTTATTACCAATAAAATAAATGTATCTATGTTTTCTAGGTCTATCTATTACTTCAAATTTATCAGGATTATTTTTTCTTTCTTCCAAAGTGTATTGTTCGCAAATTGTTTTACTATGCTTATTAGTATTTTTCATTCTCCATTCAGTTCTTTTATCTGATAAGCCAGTATATATAAAATTAGTAGCCTGATAGATATACCCTGTATGATTTTGGCTAGTATCAGCATAAGAAACAATAATACTTGGTTTAGGTAGTTGTTTAAAAGAATTAGATACTAAAAAAGATGCTTCATTTTTAATATTGTTTTTTAATACTAACCTATTTAACTCTAAAACTATTTTTTTATAATCATCTCCAGCAATTCCTCTACATAATGATGAAGAAGCTGGAGAACCATAAGTAACTACTCCAACAAGTTCATTTTCTAGATAAAGACCAAATGAATAAGATATACTTGGCATACGTTTTGCATAATGAATATCTAAAATAAAAGGTTTAGTTTCATTATAGGAAATGCGTAAAACCTGATAATTATTCATTTAGATTTCCACACAATAGCTTGTTTTCCATATTTAGTTTCTCGTCTTAAACCAGAGTCCTCTACTAAATTTAAAATTTGTAATTCTCTAATCCTACCACAAACAGAACTCAAAGGCATTTCTAATTCATCTGCTATTTCATAATTAGTAGATGATTGTAGTTTTACAAAATCATAAACCTGTTCTCTTTTAGTTTTTATTTTAGGTTTTATTGTGGCAAGTGCTTGTTGGCTTGTGTCAGTATAATTACAAGACTCGTAGTCAGTATCAAATATATCTAGTTGCTTCATGAATTAGCTTTCAATAATTTAATAGTGTCCTCGATCTTCTTTTTATCTTCCTGATTTTTTATAATTAATTCTTTAAGTTTTTTTACATCTCCTGATTTAATTATATAATCAAAATCATCTTCTATTTCATGTAATACAATTTCAGTAGCCATTTCAGAAACTACCTTTTTTGGAATATCTTTCTGATCTCTATGAATCATATCATCAGTATAATATTTTGAATTTTGAAATTGTATTTTAAGATTAACTTTTTTAAGAAGATAATTTACTTCTCTTAAAGTTCCAACCCAACTATTTTTTTCTGTAATTACTTCGTGTCCTACATTTATTTTTTTCATATGTTTCTCTCTGTTATGACCAGTCCCCAAGTAGAGAGATGACTTGAGAACTGATCGTGTTAGTATTAAGATATGAAAATATAAATACTTGTTTCTTGCGAAACATAAACTCTCTAACATATTTTTTATTTATAATCATATCTTTAATTGATTCGTTTTTTATATCTGATTTGAAAATAAAACAAGAAATAAAACTTGTAAGGGTTAAATTAGTTAAAAAAGCTAGGTTTTATGCGATAAATAAAGCTATTGCAATACAACTTGTTTTATAGTTAAATACTTAAATATGTTAATTAAAAAAAACAATAACAAAGGAGAGAGCATAATGAATAGATATAGATTAAATACTAAAAATTTTAGTAAAGCTAAAAGAGGTATAAGAGGTGGAGAATATTATTTAGAAAAACCATGTTTAGGTTGTAATCCAAATAGTAACGCAATTCATAAGCAAGAAATTAAAAGTTATTATGGAGTACCTAAAGAGTTATTAAATAAATATAAAAAATATTTACCTAACTTAACTGATACACAAATAGAAGTTGGAATTACTGTAGAAAATAGAGAATCAGTAGATATTATTTTTTGGGAGTGTAGAAACTGTAGTACAAAATCTCCAATGAAATATTCTAATTGGAATAAAAAAGGTATAACAGGAAATCATTTTAAATTATTTGAGTTAATAGAAGATTTAGATGATGTATCAGGTATAGAGTTTGATAGAGAATGGCATTTAGAAGCCTTTGAAAAAAGAAACTTTATTAATATAGAGGAGGCAGCATAATGGAACATTTATATTTAGCTTTAGTATTATCAATAGTAATAACTTTAATATGGGGAGAAAAGTAATGAGAGAAGAAATAAAAGTTATAAAAGAAAATCTTAATTTTAATCAGTTGCCAAAAGATATTCAAAAAGGTTGGATAGATTCTATGGCAGATGATTTAATTCAATCATTTGATGATGGTGTTCATAATAAAAAATCTGCAACAGCAGACGCAAAACAATATTATTATGATTGGAATAAAGACGTGAAATGGGTTTTATATAAATCTTCATTTCATGGTTTTAGAGCAGAAAGACAAGAAGATTTTAATAGAGAGGAGTATTAATGAGAATACCAACTAACTCAAATTTTAGTAAAGAGATTGCTAAAAAGTTTAAACAAATTTTCCACCGAGATATGACTCTTGGTGGATTACAAGATTTACAGGAACAGTTAGATTTAATTAACCCTGTAGATACTCATTTGTTAAATCAAGTGAGTCAATTAAAGGAAAAAGCAAATGGACAAGAAACTTCCAAAGTTGCAAATGCAGTACGACAAGTTCATAATGAAAGAAAAGGATTTGTTGCAAAAACTGTTAGCACTAAAGGAAAAGAAAAAAGTTACAGCTTGGAAACTACATCAAATTAAATACCACCAAGCAACTTTATAGAGAGGAAAAAAATATATTGATATGAAAAACATACTTTTAATTGCCATCTTTGTCTGCTTATTACAAGCCTGTAGCTATCGCCCAATTATTGATACTGCTGGAAGATCATCAGCTTCATTTAATGAAAGCCAATCTAAAGAAATAACTAATGATATAATGATTTGTAAAAATTTAGCTAAACAGCATACTAATACTTTAGTCGAGTCTTATAAAGTAGTTCATAATTTGTATTTAAGACCAAGCACTTTATGGCTTATGCCTAAAGCTGAATATACAAATAAAAAATTAGTTAAAAATTGTCTTTTGGGGAGAGGTCATAATGTTATTAACTAAAAAACACCAATACAAATATTTAATGGAAAAGCTAAAGTTTAAATACCTAGACCTTAAATACAGAGAAGAAATTTCTACTAATACTGACTCTGATCTTATTAAACATGAATTAGATTTCTATAATGAATACTATTACAGATTAGATTTCTATTCTGATTGGCTAGAACGAATTAATAACAAATATAACTATATGGGAGAGAAAAATGCAGCTTAATGTTAAAGAAGCAAGTATTGTTGAATTATATGCTTACAAAATTATTCTATTAAAACAAATTAATGAAAACAATAGATTAATAAAAGAAATTGATAAAAAAATAATCAAGGAGAAAGAAAATGCACAAACCAAGAACTAATACGACTATCGAAGAAATCAATAAATCACTTATTGAGTTAATGGCTCAATGGAGAATAAGTGAAAAAGATGATGAGTTAATCTTTACTAAGATTGTAGGATTACAATTAAAGAAGATTAGGCTTATGAGAGGTTACACGCAGACTAGAGTGGCCAAAGCAATTAATATTACATTCCAACAGATTCAAAAATATGAACGTGGAACTAATGAATGTAAGGCAATTAACCTTAAAAAATTATCGGAATATTTTGATGTTTCATTTGACTATTTCATAAAACCGATATTAGATGCTAATTTAACATTTATAACAAAAAGGAGAGATGGAAATAATGTATATCCGTTTAAACAAGACTACGTGGCAAGATAAAAGAATCAAAGCCATGAATAAAATTATAAGCAATTATAATTTAAGCACAGAAACATTTATTGAAGAATATAACAGAGTATGTGTTTCTAAAGCAGAAAACAAAAAACAATATAAGGGAGAGAAAAATGACAATCGTTAATACAGAGCATGGACACACAGTTGAGTTCAATCAAGAAAAGCACGTCTATATTCATAACAACGAATATGTAGTTGGGACAAGTACAATACTTGGTAAGTTAGCTAGTCCAATGTTAGAGAATTGGAAAATAAGCAATCAAGTAAATGCTTTAAAAGATGAGATGGAACGTCAAGGTATTCCATTAGATAAAATAGACTCCATAGTTATTAATGCTAAAGCTAACGCAAGAAAGCAAGGTGATGGCATATTATCTATTGGTTCAATGGTTCATAAATTTTGTGAGTTATGGGTTAAGGGACAACCCTTTACTGAACCAAGCGACCCTGTAGTTAAAGGTTGCTTTGATAAATTCAAAAGATTTTGGACTAAACATAAATTGAAACTTATAGAGTCTGAAAAAATTTTATACTCTGAACGTGGGTTTTGTGGAACTGTTGATCTGATTGCAGAAGATTCACAAAAAAACTTATGGCTCATAGATATAAAAACTTCAAAAGGAATATTTGTAAATATGGTGCATCAACTTCATGCTTACAAACTTGCTTATGAAGAACAAACAGGCAAGAAAATACATAAGATGTATGTTGTTAGGCTTCCTAAAGATAAAGCAGACTTTGAAGCTAGACAAATCTTGTATAAAAAAGAACACATTAAAGCATTTCTTGGATTACTACATTGTCATAAATCCGAGTTACTATTTAATGAATCAGTAAGACAATACAATAAACTAAAAAAAGGAAAAAAAAATGTATCAAAATAATAAATCAACCTACTCAATGCCATTTTGTGGATTAACTTTAAAGTTATATGAAACAGGCAAAAAAGCACCTAGCTATGAATATAGTGCTTCATCAACTAAAGCTAAGTTTATGTGTAGTTTAACTAAAAAATTATATGGAATTAGCCAAGTGATGGAATGGTATAACACACCAGAAGTTCAGGCTTATGCTAAAGCTGGTTATAATCTTAAATGGGGTTCTAAAATTCAACAAGCTAAAGAAACTAAATATGGTGCTGACACCGAGCAAGTAGTAACTCTTTATATGGTTAAGCCTTATCAGGGTGGACAGAATATTGATGGTATGAAACCTATTGGTCAATCTATGCCACCACAAGCAACTCAATTTGCACCAGACAATGCTCAACCAGTTAGTATGTCTGATTTAACTGATGATGAAATACCATTTTAATTATGACAGATACAGAAATACAAATCAAAGCACTTGTAAGTGAAATTCATAATCTAAAAAAGGATTTTGCTTTTAAACTAGAAGAAATCCAAGCTTTATACATGGAAAATAAAAAGCATAGGGAGATGTCTGAAAAGTTAGAGTTAGAAAACAAACATCTTAAACAACAGATAAAGCAGTTGGAAGAAGAAGCTGAATCAATGTTAAACCACCCATGATTATATTTGGAAAACCAATACATAGAAAATACAATAGACTTGTAGTAAAAATTGTATCAATAATATTTATTATAGTTATATCAATAGGGTTAATGTCTTGTGATAAATTAGAATTTGACCCTACTACAACTACAATAAAATATATGTTAAAGGAGAAAAAGAATGAGCAATCTATTAAGTAATAAGTCATATGAAGAATTAGAGTTAGCTTCTCAAGAGTGGTCAAATGCTCATAAAAGAGCAATCGTTCTTGATGAGGGTCGTAAAGCAACTTATTCTAAATGTTTCTTAAAACATAAGTTAGATTCTAAAACTGTTATTGAAGCTGAACATAAGGCCAGAACAGATGAAGAATATAAAGCGATTGTAGAACAATATGCAATAGCTGAAGAACAACTTATTAAAGCTAGGTATCATTATAACAACCTTGATAAATATGTAAGTTTAAAACAATCAGAGTTAAAAAGAGATTTAGCTTTGAATAGTAAAGTTTAATGAATTTCACTAACGAGAATTGTGATTTAGTTCCCTTTGTTAATCAGTTAGTGAATAGAGTTATTAGCGAGAGTTAATAATTTGGTCTAAGGGTGGTTTGCTCTCTCTCTCCACCCTAGATTTAATTTCTAGTTATTTCAAAATATTTAAGGTCAGTATCTTTTTTAATACTTGTATAAGAATATTCATAATTAATTAAATCTACATCTTCTCTTTTTTTGATTTCTTCAATCATGTTATTAACTTTTGTAAAGTGTGGAAAAGTATCTATAAATTTGAAATGAATATAACTGCCTAGTGGATTGTTTGAGGTTTCTAATTGTATTTCTAAATCAGTAATTACAGCATCAACTTTTATTTTGTCCATCAGGACATATTACTTCTTTTTGTTCCTGTTTAAAACCTTATCTGTCATTTTAGTTGAGAATGTTGCAGTAAATACAATAATAACTAAATACCAAACACTATCAGGTAAATCATTTATAATTCTTACCCATTCTTCAAAGTTATCTCTAGTGCTTTCAAACCACCCTGTACTTAACATTGATATAAGCCAAATCATTAATATTTCATCTTTCCAACTTTTATCTTGGCTTTTGATTCTAACTATATCTGTATCTTTAGCGGCTTCTATTTCTGCGGCTCTTATTGTTTTAACTTTTTCAGCTTTGTGTTTGAAATGGTCAGTTACTTTACCAACTGCTAATTTTGTAAGTGGGTTATTTAATAAACTAAATATCATAAGTAAGTATTACCTGTAAAAAATAATAATGTTATCCAATATAACACAAGAGCAGAATAAATTAAATGAGTAAAGTTCATTCAGGCTTAATATTCCTTATTTTTTATTTTGCAATAATTGAATTTGAAGATCGCAATAATGTTTAATTTTTTCTAAATCTTCGACTCCATTTTTCTTATCAAATCTGCAAATATACTTAATCACACAACCTTGAATAAAAGATAGGTTATTTTTTGAAATAAACTCGATTGGGGCTATGGCAAATGATTTATAGTGCTTACCACCTATTTGCTTATCAGTAGCCTTTAAATTGGCTCTATGAGGCTTTAAACTAGACAATTTTACCTATCCAATCCCCTTTTTTATCTAAAACCATAGGAAGTAGTCTTGGAACTCCATCTAGGATAATTCCACAACCAAGTATAAATCTAGTTCTAAAATTTTTAGCATATTCAAATGCCATTGATTTTTGATCTGTTAAACAACCTACGTTCATTCCAAAGAATAGGTTATCTGGGTTAGCCCACCAAGAGATTACAAACTTTGTATGATAGTGTCCTTGAACAGCACTCATTCCCATAGCTTGGCTTGTTTTTAAAATATCAGCACTCATACCATGAGTAAAAAAACATCTCTGGCCATTAGACATAGTTAAGGTTAAATTATCTACCCACTTCCACTTTTTAGTTCCTAAAAAATCTCCATAAGATTTAATAAATTGTTTGCTCATTCCAAACTTTAATGCTCGTCTAAATACTAAACTAGAATGGTTACTATCTACTTCTGTAACATCTGGAAATATACCCTCTAATTCTTTAATATATTTTCTTGTTAAATTAAGTTCATCTCCAGCATTAGGTAAATCTGGGTTAGAGTCGTGCATAGATATATTGTGAAAATCAATTGAGTCACCGATATTAACAATTCTATCTGGCTTAAATTCTTTTTTGATTTCTTTTAAAAATTTGATTGCGTCTTTGTGATGATATGGAATGTGCATATCAGATATAATTAATATTCTCTTATGACTCATGCAATTAATACTTGTACCTATTTTTAGGTAATTGTAAAGGTTTAGACCTTATCTAACAAAGTAACTATGACATATGCCATAGCACTAATTAAAGAGCCTGTGCAGATTAATAAAATCTTCTCTAATCTTTTTACTCTTTCTTCAATGATACTAATTTTTTGGTGTGTTAGTTTCTGCATTATTCTACAAAGTTTTTCATGTGATTCTATTTTTTGTAAAGCAGATTTAGTCATTACTTTTTCTTTCTTGGCTTATATTTTTTGATGCCTTGTGAGATGAAGATGTTTTTATATAAAGAAACCTTTTTACCAAACTTTTTATCAGCTTTTCTTTTTACAGCTTTATATGCTTTAGACTTTTTGTTAAAAGATTTTGGTTTCCCTAATCTTTTTGGTCTAGCTTTGGCATATATAGGTTTCTTCTTCATTACTTCTTCTTCTTCTTTTTAGCTTTAGATTTCTTTTTAGGTGGTCTTCCTTTTTTACTTCCGTATGTTCCCATTCCTCTTGGCATAATATTCTCCTATTAGTTAGTTAGTTTTCCACCAGACCATTTTGCTTCTGGTAATCCATTAATATAATTCTTTCCATCAAATGTCAAAACTTGCTTTCTGTTTGAGTCTTGATTGAAGCTACAATGAACCCACCCTGAATTAGCACCCTCATCTTCTTTCCAATACTCTAAAATTAATTGGTCAAAGTCTGTATTGTTTTGAATCCATAAAGCTACTTCTAAATTACTTACACCAGCTATTTCAAAATCAACTGCTTGTCCTTTTGTATGTTGTGATGTTTTAGAAGAATTAATAGCTACACATAATTCCTCACTACGATAGCCAGATGTAACAATAATTGGTTTTTCAAACTTTGCTCTTACAGGCTCTAACACTCCATAGCATAAATCAGTAAGGTTTTTAATTTCTCCACTACCAGCTTTGTTTTTAATACCAAGCCTGATTGCAGTAGAGGACTTTTCAAATTCTTCTAATTTAAAATGTTTTGATAATTGCATAATTATCTCCTATGTTGATTATCTCGCAGTAGCTGGTACACCAGTTGATGTTACGAATGGATTTTCAGCGAAAGCCATGTAAATATAATTTTGTGCTACATTTAATGAATTAGTATCTGTACGAAGTTTGAAACCATTAGATAAAAAATCTATTAAAGGTGCACCTGTATATTCTGCTGCATTTGAATTTGGATTAAGACTATAACGACCATTAGTTTGATTAAAACTTAATCTTTTATTGTCAAACATTTGCCATGCTTCTCCAGCATCTGCATTTTTAATTAGAACAAAAGCAGGAGCAAAACCTAAGTGAATGTAGCTTCCGTTTGCATTACCATTCCCTGTGTAGCTTCCACCAACTTTTGAGTAGCCTTTAACATCTGCGAAGCAGTAGGCTATTATAGAATTTCCACTACCATTACCCTCTTGTGCAGTGCCAGGTGTAAATACAGAAGAAGTTGGAACAACTTTAAATCTATCTGGATCGCCACTTCCAGCAGCATTACCCAAATTTAAAAATAAAGGTGCTTGAGCACCAGTGCTTGCATGATAAACCATCCAATTAGAACTTATAGAACGATTTTTTAATATAATCATTTTTGGAACAGAACCTAAACCATGAGCAACTGTGTTATCAGCATTAGCATCTCCAGTATAAGAAATAACACTAAATCCAGCATCAGTATTTACACTTCCTGTACTATCAATATTTCCTATTCCTGTTGAACTTGCGTCATTGGTAAATGATGTTCCAGCTTTCCAGTTCCAAGCTACAATAGTTTCTGATGAAATATTAAAATTATAATTATTTGAAGAACCAGCGATAGAACTAAATCCATCACTATCAAAACTATCTATATATCCATTACCATCATTAGTAACTTCTGCACCAGTACCTTCACTTTGTAAAGATTTTCCAACACCTCTAACACTATCAAACAATTTATGACCATTACCTACACTTCTAGTTTTACACCAAACCCAATCTGGTTGAAATCCTACACCTGTAAAATCTCTACCAGCAGATGTATCAGCACCTGTCCAAGTTAAAGTTTCAAAATAATCTGATGGTTTATCTAATCCATTTGTATAACTCATTATCCATACTCCGCTAGGTTTTTTGTGTTAAGTGCATAATATCCACTTGGTGGTGCTGTTTTAAAATTTCCGTAACCATTACCATCTGAATTACCACCACTCTCACTATAAGGTGGAGAGCCAAAGTTATAAGAAGCTGTGCCAACAAAATCTGTTGATTGAACATAGCAACAAGGAAAAACTTCTCCATGATCACTTAAATATTGAGAGCCATTTGTAAATAATTCTGATATTGCTCCTGTTTTATTTGAACCAGATGTTGGATTACCAGAGTTCATGTAAGTTCCATTTTTACTAATATAAAAAGCAAAGTTATCCATATCCAAAGCAAACCCTAAAACATCTCCTGAAGATATACTTACTACTCCTGTTGTTATACCACCATCTCCTGAATTTCCTCTAAAATCTGGTACAGCTTCATAGTAAGAAATTCCAGCACTATTTGTACTAGCATGAGGTTCTGATGTATTTCCAAACGCATTTTTATTAACAAATCCAGAAAACAATCTACCTACACCATTTGATTTTGATTCCCAATACCATTTACCAGAAGTTACACCAAAAGTTGAGGCTACCAATGTTACTTCACTAGAACCTATTGCAACTTTAAGATTACCTTCTTCAAGAACAGAAGATGGTGTAGTATTTTGACCTCTCCAAACAGCTAAAGGATTAAATGTTGCAAAATTATTTGTGCAAGTATCAGTAGATTGATCTATTGCTGTAAGGTTATTAACTGTAAAGTCATTGTCATTACCAGATACATCATTTCCTAAAGCTGAACTATCTTCAAAGTCTAAATAAAATCCATTTGTGCCAAAGGTTAAACCAGATACATCTATTGGTTTCCATATTCCACTATCTTCGTCAAATTCTCCAAATGATGTTGGTGCTAGTTGTTGTCCATCTATAAATACAAATTCAGCTAAATACATATCAATAAAATCAGAACTTGTTTCTAAATCTCTACCTAAATTAATTACATTTGTGGTATTTATATCTAAATCTGTGTTTTGATCTGGGTAAGTAGCTGCACCGCCATCTCCTTTAACAAGTGATCCTTCTTGCACTCCATTTATGTAAATCTTAACTCTATCTGAAGCAGTTCCTTGCGTTGTGTCAAATGCTGCAACTATATGATACCAAGCAGAAACGTCCCTAAATTTTCTAGTTGTAAATATAAATTTACTAATAGGTTCTAAAGCAATTCTAAATGTATCAGTAGTAGAATGAAAACTTAATCTGTTTGCACCAAGACCACCTGGTCTTACATTATAAATAGTATCATTTGTGCCTAATTTAGTTCTTTTAACCCAAAATGAAAAAGTAAATGTTTTTCTATTACTTGCACTACTTGGTGTTCTATTTAAATAGTCTGAACTACTGTTTTCAAACCTAGCAGAGTTAGCTACATCATAGCCTGTATCTTTTATGGAGTTAGTTCCAAGAATTATCATTAACTCTCCAATGTTGGAAGTTCGCCTAATGGTCTTGATTGAACACCATCACTATCTGTTGTGTAAGTGTATAAAGTTTCTAATGCTGGAGTATCACTTGCATTTGTTATTGCAGTTTCCATTTCTGCTTGTTTAGTTCTAACAGCATCTCTGTGAGTAGATATAGCACTTGGTATAGCAGTAGATTTTTCTGTGTTTCTAGTTATGTACCAATCAGTTCTAGCAAGTTCTCCAGCTACTTGTTGTTTTAAAGTTCTAATTAATTGTGTTTTTAAACCCTCTGTTTTTACATCTCCAACAGATTTATCACTTGGTAAATCTCCATCATCTGAATCTGCTTGTGTCCATAAGCTATCTGCGTGTGCTTTAGGTGTAGCAGTTCCCCATGATCTTGTAACTTGATTGTCTGCAAAAGCATAAGATTCATTTGTGTTGATATACCACTTCTCATCTTTAAAATTAGATGAATCAGTTACTACTTCATAAATACCTATTGCATTTAATTCAGAAGCTGACCATAATTGAAATATTTTAGCTGGGTATCTTACATCTCCTATAACCATAGTTTTAGGATTTGTAATTAATTTTGTTACTGAACTATCTTCTACTAATGCGTACATATTTTAACTTTCACTTAAATTTAATGTTCTACCTACTTCTTGCCAAATAGCACCATTGTATTTGAATACTAATATATCAGTTTTACCATCTGCCGAAGTAAATGTTGGTGCAGTTGAAGCCGCAAATTCGAATACTGTATTAAAAGCTATTGTGTGTGAACCATTGTAATTAATTTCTACACAAATAAAAGCACCCTCAACAGGATTAGTTGGTGCAGAGAAAGTAGTGTTTTCTGTTGTTAGATGATATGCGTTTGGTTTAGCTTGTGTATCCCAAGCAACTGCATTTGATGATGATGTTAATGCTTGTTGAGGTATGTAAGCAAGATCGTTAAATTTAATAGCCCCTGTTCCTTTTGTACTAAATTCTAAACCAACATTAGTATCATCTCCTGTTGCAGATATAGATGGATTATTGCTTGTAGCACTATTTGTTAATTCTAAATAATTAACTGCTGAAGCTGTTGTTTGAAATATTAATTGCTCATTACTGTTTTCATCTAATATTCCATGAGCATCATCTATTCCAATATTATGTGAATTTGTATCTAAGTTGCCACCTAATTGTGGAGTAGTGTCTGAAACTATATCAAATGAAACTGAACTATCTAACCAATTAACTGTGTTTGCTGAAGTGTCAATATCAGCTAAAGAAATATCGTCAGAGCCATCATAAAATTTTAAAGTTAAGCTATTTGAACCAGAGTTTGTAGTATCAATCCAAATCGTGCCTTGTACTGCACTACTTGGTCTTGAAGTTCCTGAGTTAGATGAATTAATAGCACCTAGAACATTGTTTAAATCTGTTCTAAAAGCTGGAAAACCTTGATTGGCAATATCGTAATCATGTTGAGACATAGTTTCTTATACTCCTTTTAAAAGCCTTTTGCAATATAATCAAAGGTACGACTTATTGCTGTACCACCTGAATTTTTAAATGTTAAGTCGAAGCCATTGATTGTCTTGTTTTCTACTAAAAAGAAATCTCCAGTAGCAAGGTCTTCGCCTGTAATTCCAACTGCATAATTAACAGATTTGAATGAATTTGTAAATGTTATAGTATATGTTCCAGCACCAGAAGTTATATCATTTCCACTAAATATTCTATCAGGCATATCAATAGTTACTGATAATTCTGATACAACAGGAGTTGATGATAAATCTGTTGAAGTCATTATTAATTTAAATTTAAAGTATCTAGCAGTATAATCTCCAATAGTGAAATTTCTAAATGATGTGTAAGTAACATTATCATCAGAGGTTGCTATCTCAATATGTGCATTACAGTTTGCTGGTGTATCTCCATCAAAGTTAGATTTTTGATCGTCAAAATCTCCTGTTCTACTATCAAAGACATCATCTAAGTTATCTGATGTTTGAGTTATAGAAGCTGTAATTCTAGCAGTATGTTTTGCCCCAATATCAATAGGTGTTGCAAACTCATAACTTCCTGACGCAAATAAATCAGCACTTGTTAAACCAGATTCAAATAATCCTGTTCCATCATCAAATAATCCACTAGCTGAATCAAATAGTTCTGATGAGTCTAATTTTAAAGTATTATCAGATTCAATTACATTTGTTTTAGTTCCTGTAAAGTCAGGGTGTTCTGATTGAGTTGCTACTGCATTAAAGTTTAAAACTCCTGTAACATTAGAAATAATAGCTGTTGCGTTAGAACTAAAGTTTCCTAGTTTATCTACAGCTTTGATAAGATAAGTTCCAACCCTTGCTGGTACATTAATTGAAGTTGCTGGTCTTGATACTTTCTCAACTAATGATACAGAGTTTGACCAAGTAGCTGAACCATCTATTAAAGCTGAATATCTAATTTGATAATAAGCAAGGTCTAAGTCTGGTATTTGTGTCCAAGATAAGTGAGCCTCTTGTCCAATAACATTACAAGAAAAATCTTCAATATCAGATGGAGGTGCGAGAGCACCAATGATTGTTCTAGTTGCTGTTACATAAGTTGATGATACTCCTAAACTATTTACAGCTTTAACTCTTACATTATAAATTTGTTGGTCAATTACATTTAAGACTCTGTGATTTAATCCTGAACCTTGTGCATAAATAATATAATCTGAATCTGTACTTAACTTGTATTCTACTTGGTAGTAATCAACAAAGCTATCAGGAGAAGCACCTATTGATATATCTAAAGCTACAATTACAGTTCCATCATTATATTCAATTAAAGTATCATCTAGTGTAACACTTGCTGGTGGTTGAACAACATTTGGATTAGGTAAGTTAGTTGATGGAATACTAGCTTGTTGAGTTTTACTAGCCCAAGTATAATGTGAATTTTGGTGTTCAGTTAAATTTAAACCTACTGTAAAATCTTCATTAAAAGATATTGAAATAACTCTAAATGCTTTTGCAGAATAACCTAATGAACTATGTGTAATATTAACAATATCTCCTATTGCTAAATCATAAGCATTTCCACCAGCATTTATACTTAATTGTATTGCTTCTCTTGATCTTCTTAAAATAATCTCTGCCATTTCTTCGGCCTGATATGGACTTGTTATTACTTGTCCAAAATCAAAACGACCCTCTAACAAAAATCCACCATCTGCTGACTTCATAGTTGCGTGTTGATCTGCACTAGGCAAACTAGAATCATCTATCGGTGGGAACTGCACTTCATCTACTTGCCAATTTTTATCAGGAGAAACATATGAACAAATAACTCTATTATATTTATCGTTTTTATTTGGACTCGATACAGAAAACCCACCAAATATATCATCTTCAGTTAAAGTAATTGATGCTGTTCCTGTTGTTTCAATAACTAATCTGTATTTACCAGAAGTATAAGGAAGATAACCTCTGCAACCTTTTAAAAGAGTTCTTGTATTATCTATAATTTTTTTAGATGTATCTAACACAGCATTTGCGTCAAATATATTTATATCACTAGCACCTGAATAAGGTGTTACTTGTGTTACACAAACTTGTGAAGCATCATAAAAAGATTGTAAATCAATATCACTTACTGCTAAACCTTTTCCATATCTAGCATTTGTTAAGTAGTCTAATAAAACCCAAGCTGGATTAGTAGAGAAAGCAGCAGTTTGTGCTTCTAAACTAGAATTATAAGCTACAACTTTTTTACCCTCTATTAATGTTTGTATTTTAGGAATAGAACCAAATACATCTTGATTCCATTTAAAACGAATTGCAAGATAAGCTAAACCAGATAATTTATGATTGCTTCCCCAATTAGATAATGTTGATAATAATGTTGATGCTGATTGACCATCTTTTCCATAATGAGGTTCTACTCTAATTAAACTTTCTCCACCTTTATAAAAAACACTATCGCTACTATCTACTTCAACAACAGTATTATCAGAAAAAGAAGATGCAAAGGTAACATCTTTATCATCTATTCTAATTCCTTTTATATCGTTAATTTCTCCCTCTGCTAATATTATAGCAATATATAAATATTGATTATCTGTTCCTGAAGTTTCTACAAATACTCTAGTTCCACCAACTAATCTTTCTCCATATATAACAGGAATATTTGCGTCATTAGATTGTTTATTAAGTAGTACACCTTTTTCAAAATCATCTGCTTCATTTATACCAAAATCAGGAATATCAACTTCAGGTACAAGCCATGATAAGGCTTTACTAAATACCTTTACTACTGGTTCTAAAATTTTATTTACAATATTACCCATTAGATATGAAACTCCCTTTTATATTTTTTAGATATTCTGTAGATATTATTATTGTGATCTACTCTTAACCAATTAATACATTCGTTAGTTTGAAGATAATCTTTAAAATAATTATAAACCCAAGACATAACTATTCTTGCATTTTTTATAATAACAATATCACATAACCATAGATTAGTTCCACTTTGCCATGTATTATTTTTAACAGTACCTTTTTGTTTATAAAATAATTCATTCTCTTTATTTAAGAAAGCCCAATTTACAAAACCATAAATACCATCATCATCTTCAAATTTTTTATATTGATTACATTGTATTGATGGCAATATATGATTAGCCAAATCTTTATCAGTATTATCTTTATATTTATCAAACTGTTTATATAAATTAATAATATCTTGCATTATGATCTTCCCCATTTAATATCTTGTACTGTTTGAGATGAAAATTGCATACCAACATCTGTACTAAAAAATCTTTGTTGAGATGTTGAATTTGTTTTTCTTCCATTTTTTTTATCAAAGTTAGCCCAATGAGAAGTAACATTTAAAATAACTGCACTTTCTTTTGTTGTTTCAGAAATTTCAAAAGTATCTATCTGGCCATCATATAAAAGAAAAGGGTCAGCAATAATAGCATTAGAATCATCTAAAAAACCTCTAAAAATAACTACTGAATCATTAACAACATTTTCATTTAAACAAGTTGATATAAGTGATTGGTCTGCACCTGAAAAACCTAACTTTAATGAAGTTTTAGTTATATCTACTTCTTCTGTAAAATTAGATATACCCATAATAAGACTAGAGGTTGCGTAAGTAACTGATGAGCCAGATATAGAAGATGTTAAAGGAAATGAGCAATCAGTAAAATTAAGAGGAGTGCCAAAACCAATAGTAATAAGATGTATTGGTCTTAAATCATTTGTTGCTAGTTCGTTCTTTGTTGCTGTCGTTAGGCTTCTCGTCATGTTCCTCAAATGTTCGTCTGTTTATTTTTATTGAATCATTGACAGTATAAATAGCATTTTTAGATGGGTCTTTATACTTACCTTGATTCAAAGATTGAGCATCAAGATCATCAGCTTCAATTATTTCTTCAGCTAAAAAATCAACACTAATCCAATATTTTACTTTGTATTTCATCTATAAGGATTCTTCAACATCAAATTCAAATTGATATAAAAATGCACCATCTTTTGCTGTTCCTACTGCACCAAATTCTTGAATATCATTTGTTAAATGTACTGTAAAAGGAACATTATCATAAGTAACTACTGAATCATCTGCAAGTGCTGTAATTAAAGGTGGCTCAATGGTTACTGTTGATGCGTTACTAGAAGCCTGAACATCTTCGACTACCATATAAACTTTTGAATGACTTGCAAACTTTATAAAATCTCCAGCTTTAAATGCGTGTGGATTATCGTTGTGGTGTCCGTCCATAGCAATAGTTGTATCTCCAACTGCGTGAACACCATTAACTAAAACTGTGTTTGTTTCATTACCTCTAGCATCTTCTATTTCTGGTGGGATTATTGTAAAGTTTTCTTTGCTTGATCTTTGTTTCATTATAAAAGCCATTAACTCTCCATAAACATCTGATCTAGTTCCTGTAACTATTCTAATTGTAAATCCAAATCTTTGGTTATCTATTTGTCTTGCAAGTTTCTTACCAGATACAGATTTAGAGATAATAGTATTTTGAATTGACTTTATTCCTAAAGTTTCAAATTTAGCAGAAGATATTGGAAAAGCACCAGCCATTAGATTATTGCACCTCTCCCTCTTTCATTAACAGATTCATTTATAATTCTTGATATAGTTCCACGTCTTTCAATTAATAACTGATCTATTCCAGCAGCATTAACTGCATTGATTGTGAAATTAACATTTACTGCACCACTATTTCCTGTACCTCTAGCATTTTGTGTAATTTGTCCTGTTTGGTTAGGTACAAATAATTCTGGCCCATTTTCTCCAACTAAAATTGGTCTGCCTTTTGATACTGCACCACCTTGAGCATGAGAACCACCAATGTTACCCATGTTAAAACCACCACCACCAGCCATTGAACCACCACCAGTTAGAACTGCAAGTATAGCTGCAAGTGCAACTTGTTTTCCTAATTCTGACGTATATCTTTTAGCACTATTCAGTCTTTTATTTTCTCCTAATAAAAGTTTATCTCCTAAAATTTTTTGTATTCCCATTCTAATAACAACTTCAATTAATAATGCTAAAGTATTAACAAGTGCGTCTGCTACCATTTTTTTAAACGATTTACCTAAATCTTCTCCAAGTATAACTGCTCTTGATAAAGCATTTGAAAAAGATGTAATACCAGAATTTAAACCCTCAACTATTGTTGTTCTAATATTTGTAAATTTATTTTTTATATTTTCTAAAGCACCCTGATTTAATTCTTCAAATTTAGCAATAGCTTTTTCAGTTGCAGTTGGGATTCTATATCCTAATTCATTTTCATAATTGTATAAAAATGTATCTATTTCTTCTAATTCTTCTTTAAGTGGAATTATGGTTTTATATATATCTCTTGCGTCAGGTAATTTTAATTTTATTTCATTTTCTTTACCAAAGAAATTTTGTAGTCTACTGAAAAGGTTGTTAAGTACAATTCCTGTACCAACAATTTTTGCAGTTAAGCCACCAAAAGCAACCATTAATAAAGCTATAACATCTAATAATTCTCTAAAGTTTTTAGTTAAAATTTTAACTGCTCTTGCTAATTCTAAAACACCTACTGCAAGTTTTTCTCCTATTTCTCTACTTAATCTTCTAATAGCTTCATCATTAGTTTCTGTAAATTTTTTTAAATCTCCTAATTGTTTTTTAAGTTCATCAAAAAACCCTTTAGCTATTTCAGTTTCTATTGTGAAATAAGCATCTTTTAAGTTTGATATAGTTCCTTTTAAAGTTTGTGCTAGTTTGTTTGTTAGTTCTCCAAATTTACCACCAGTTCCAAATGCTTTTGCTAATCCTTTAATAGACTCATCAACACTAACTTTTACTCCAGCAGAGAAACCAGCCATAGCTGTTACTGCTCTATCTCTAAATAAATCTGCTGAACCTATACCAGCACTAAATGATCTTTGTATTTGTTGAGAAGCTAAAGCAAAATCTCCACCCAATTGAACTGCTGTGTTACCAGTAATTTTTAATAATTCTTCAAATGATATTCCAAGTGATTCTGCTTTTTCTGAAACAGTTGCTAAAGCTGTTACACCTTGTTGAATATTTGATAGTTCAAATGGAGTTGTTTTTGCAAATTTTGTAACTGCATCTAGTGCTGCTTTACCTTTTTTAGCACTTCCAAATAATGCTTCTAGTTGAACACCAAGTTCTTCAATTTGCATACCAGCACTAATAATACCTCTAAGTACAAGACCAGCACCAAGACCTATAAAAGCATTTCTTAAATTAAATACAGCACCTTTAACTTTTGCAAGACTTCCTTGCATTTTATTAAAGGCTTGTGCAGATTTATCCTTTGCTACAATGTCTATATTAAGTCTTTGATTTGCCATTATTTTAAATTCCTTGCTTCTGCTAGTGATTGTTTCGTTTTATACTGTTCTTGTTCTTTTTTCAAGTAAGCTAACCAAAGATTATAATGGCTCATTGGCATATCAAGAACTTGTTGGATTGTGAGATGTAATCGTTCTGCTACAACTAAAAGCGACCTAACATCAGGGTCGCTATCTACTTTTTTTCTGCGTCCTCGTAATTAGTATCTGAAAGTATTTTATTGGCAACATCAGATATAACATTAGAGTCTGCTTTTTTTCTAAGTGCAAATTTATCTTCTGGACTAAAGGCTTTAATCATATCGCCTTTATCATTCTTAACTAACAATTTCATTATAAGTAAATCAACAAGAACTGTTAAGTCTTGAAAATTACTAGACTTCTTAAAGATAATGTTTTTTTCTTCAAGGGTTAATGGCTCTGAATAGAATACACTAGCATTTCCATGCTCGTCTTTCCATTGCTCTACCTCAATAGTGATAGTTTTAAGAGTTTCAAAATGAGATTTAACTCTATCAATAACTGACATAAATTAGATTATACAGTTCCTATTGTTAAAGCACCAGTTCCTTGAAAAGTAACAGTTCTTGAAATTATTGCGTCCATTGAGTTATTGATACTCATACCTGTTACAATACCTGTTCCTGTGTAACTTGCATCTCCACCTGTATTACCTTCTGGTAATAAAACAAATGAGATAGAAGCACCAGCAAGTAAAGTTTCTTGTTGTGCGTCAGATTCGTCAAAGTGCATTTCTAAAGTACCAGAGAATGAAGTTCTACCAGCAACAAATGATTTAGTACCATCTGTTAAAGCAGTATCTTCTACAACATCTCCTGTAGTTTCAAGTGTAAAGCTAGTTAGTTCCCCAACTGCTGTTCCACCAGCTGTTACAACTCCTTCTTTTCCGTGATGTGTTGCCATGTCTTTTTATCCTTGTTAGATTTAGTTTGTTT